GCCGGGGGGGCGGGGGGGGCCGCATATCGGTCCTCTTCCCTTTGCTGGGGGTATCGCTTGGTGGCCGCAAAGAAAGCCGTAATGATGGGTTTGTCATGGTGACGCTTGACCCGCCACCGGACTTGGTGGAGATCGCCGAAGCCTTGGATGCGATGGCGAAACCACACGTGGGAAGCGGATGGGCGAACACCAACTACACCGATCTGCCCTGCACCACGCCACGGCAGGAAGCAATCTGGATGGCATACAACGGCATCACAAGAGGAGAGGATTAATGAGAATCAGGACGATTAGACCTGAATTCTACAGTTCAGAGAGCGTCGGCTCCATGACGTGGAAGACGCGACTCGTGTTCATCAACCTCTGGTCTTATGTTGAGGACAATGGCGTGCAGCTCGACAATCCGCGTCTCTTCCGCGGCCAGTGCATGCCGTATGACGATTCCGTCCTCGATGGCATCGAGGACGCCTTCGCGGAATTGGAGCAGTGCGGCAGCATCATCCGCTACGAGCGCGACGGCAAGCGTCTCCTCTTCATTCCCGGCTTCGAGAAATGGCAGAACATCCAACGTCCGGGCACCTGCCACTACCTGCCACCGGACGGCTGGGACAAGCGTGGACACAAGGTCATTCCGGAGGATTCCGGACAGTTGCAGGAACATTCCTGCGAGTCTCCGGAGGATTCCGGACAGTTGCACGACTGTAGTAGTAGTAGGAGTAGTAGTAAGAGTAGAAAGAAAGAAGAAGAAAATAAATTTTCTTCTTCCAAAGAAATCACCGCCGAAGCGTTCCATGATTCCACGGACTACACCACCGCCATGTCGGCGATCAAAGCGGAATACGCGAATCTCGCCGTTACTGACGCTTGGAACGCATTCTTAAGCCGACATTATAGCGAAAACCGCACGATAGCCGACTGGACGCGCCTATGGAAAGGCTGGTGCCAACGCCGCGCCAACATGAGCGGCATACCACCGTCGAAACGCCATGTGCACACGTGGCAGTGCGAACACGTCCTGCAAGCGCTCGGACGCGACAAGGAAACCGCCACACCAGACCAACAAGCCTGCCAACTCGCAGAACGACTCAACAAGGAGCAGAACACACAATGATAGAACCCAAACTCATCTACCATCTCACAGACGCCGAATACCACCGACGCATGGCCAAGGCATGGCGAGAAGGCTACGCGGCCGGTTGGAAAGACCAGGAATGCGACTTCCCGCCACACACAAGCGACAATCCATATCTGGAGGCCACCAAATGAAGAAAATACTCGAAGACATGATCATCAAGTGGCATCAGGCCGGTTACGCGCTTGACGAGATCGCGCCGCTCGTGCCGCAGGTGCCGAAAGCGGAAGTCGCCGCGATCATCCGCCAGCACGACAAGGAGACCAGACTTTGACCAACTGCCAGCACTGCCACAAGCCAATGAAACCGGCGACGGCGAACCTGCTATGCGCATCATGCCGCACGGACTACTGGACCATGATCCGCCAACTCGGACACGTCCAACTGCCCGCATTAAGCTCCATCATGCTCAAACAAGCACACATCGGCAGCACAGGCCACACGCCAAGCCGAGGCAACGCGCCAATGCCAATCGACACCCACGCTCAAGACCTCATCGCAGACAGCGAAGCATGGTTGGCGGAACAGGCGGGCAAAATACGCGCCGCATACGCCGCATACGACTGGCGGAAAGCATGGTATGCCATCATCAGCAACCGTCACACGACGTTGAACATGCCAACCGCAGCAGATGATTACACCAGCCTGGAACACATCAGCCGACGCAACGAGACAGCATTGACACCAGAGAGCGAGCTGATAATCCTCGGCACCTGCCCCACCTGCCGCCACCAGCTCACCGGTACACCAGACGCCGAGTCGGTCACATGCCAACACTGCCGTACCGAATGGGCGGCACCAGCCATCAAAGCAGCACGAGACGAACGACTGTGGCAAGTGCAAATCACCGGCACGCCAAGCGACGCAGCCAAGGAACTGAAACGCTACGGCCTGACCATCAGCCGCAACCTCGTCAGCCAATGGCTCAGACGCGGCAAGTTGCACGCCACGCCGACAAACACCAAGAACCAGTACGTGTTCAACCTCGGCGAGTTGGCCGCACTACTTGACTGTCACCGTTGAAATGCTATACTGTCGTATGTTCGTAGAATGAATGGCCCAGCATAATGATAGCTGGGCCATTATTCATATCGCTTCGGTAGCTCAGTGGCAGAGCACGAGGGATAGCACAGATACCAGAGGACGGATACCTTACCGGCCATGGCTTCCTACTTCTTTAAATCGAATGCCCGTGATGATAAAGACAGTGCATCCCACACCACGCGCTGGTTCGACTCCAGCCCGAAGCACCAAAGGCGGTGAATCAATGCCAGGAAGAATCCGCAAGACCAGCCGCCAATTCGAAAAAGACAAGGCCGCATTCTTCGCACAATGCAAGGCACAGCATGCAGTCTGCTGGCTATGCGGAATGCCAATCGACTATGCGGCCACGAAGAACACCACCGATGACAGCTTCAACCTCGACCACATGTTCCCCGTCAGCAAGCATCCCGAACTCCAATTCGACCCGGCAGGCTTCAAACCGAGCCACACCAGCTGCAACCGCTTGAGAGGCAACCAAGATCCGCCGGCGCCAATCGGAACACTCTCAAGACAATGGATAACAACAGCATGAGCCCAACACGAGGGGTAGGGGCGGTGAAATCGTAAAACCAACGCGAGGGGGGTCTACGTCCCGCGTGGTTGGTCTTCCTCTCCCCGATGGCCGAAATTGAACGGGGGTCGCGCGCGCGATTGCAGATTCGAGGTGAAGTATGTCGGTGAAATTCCCGAGCCATAATGTGGCGGATGCTTTGGAGCGCTCATTGAAGAACGCCGATGGGCTGAAGGCCGTGAATTCCGCAGTGGTCGCGGCCGCCCGCGTACTGGCTGGTCGGATTGACTTCCTGAATGCCACCGGATTCGTTGACGAGAACGGGAAGATCGACAATGTGACTCTGCCGACTTTCCTGAAATACTGCCAGTCTCTCGGATTGACTTTGGACGCTCCAGCGAAGGTCGGGCGTCCGGCCAGGCAGAAGCCCGAAGTCAGGGCTGAGGAAGCGAAGAGCGACAAGGTTATCGCGATGGATGATTTCATGAAGCGGTTCGGCTGAGGAGGTTGCGATGGCGGCTGAGAATCTTACGGTTTTCGGTGCCATCGATGACGAGAGACATGGTGTGACCCTGCCGCGCATCTTCACGCCGCCGTTACGCCCGTTGACGAAGGAGACGAGCACCGGGTTCGCGGTGATCGCGTTCGCGGAGATCATGCTGCATGTCCACCTTTATCCGTGGCAGCAGTGGCTGCTCGTCCATGCTCTCGAACTGCTTGAGGATGGCAGCTATCGTTTCCGCAAGGTCATCGTGCTGGTGGCCAGACAGAATGGCAAGACCACGCTGATGGGCGTGCTGGCCGCGTGGTGGCTGTTTGTGGACTCGAACAAGCACCCGGATAGGGTGCCGCCCGTGAAATTTCTGGTGGTGGGTGCCGCGCAGACGTTGGATAATGCGAAGGGGCCTTACAGTCAGGTGAAGGAGTGGTGTAATCCGCGTCCTGAGACTGATGAGGAGTCCGATCTGGTGGTGCCCGAGCTTGCGGGCATGACGCAGAAATTCGTGAACACCAACGGCGAGGAAGCCATCGTGCTGAAGTCGAAGGCGAAATACATTGTCCGCGCTGACAAGAACATTCGTGCCAAGAGCGCGGCCCGTGTGATTTTCGACGAGCTGCGCGAGCAGCATAATGATGATGGCTGGAATGCCGTCTCGCAGACCACGAAGGCCGTGTGGAGCTCGCAATTGTGGGGCATCAGCAATGCCGGTGACTATCGTAGCGTCGCGCTCCGCAAGCAGGTGGACAAGGGCCGTAAACTCGTGGACGCTTGGAAGCAGTATGTGGCTGATGGTGTGGATGCCGCCGAGGCTTTCGCCAATGGCGAGCAGGACGGCAGCTTCGGATATTTCGAGTGGTCGGCGCCTGACAAGTGCCCGGTGGATGATGCCGACGCGATCCGCCAGGCTAACCCGTCGCTCGGTTACGGGCCGATGACCGTGGCTTCCGTGCGCTCCGACATCGATGGCATGACCGAGGCGGCTTTCCGCACCGAGGTTTTATGCCAGTGGGTGACCGCCGACATCGTGCCCTACATCAACCCGAAATTGTGGGCGCATGGCACCGATGGCGCTTCCTGCATACCCGCCGAGAACCGCGTGGTCCTGGCGGTGGACACCTCGGCCGACCGCCAGACCACGTATGTGGCCGCCGCCGGTCTTCGTGACGATGGTCTCCCGCATGTGGAGCTTATAGCCAGGCGCGACGGCATGTTGTGGGTGCCGCATTTCCTTGACTTGCTTCGTGAGAGCTGGCCGAATGTCTGTGAGATTGCCGTGCAGTCTAAGGGTTGTCCGGCGGTCGATTTCATCGACCCGCTCACCGAAAAAGGCTGGAACGTGCATCTCATCGAGGGCTTCCGATTGGGCGCGTGCTGCGGCCGCTTCCTCGACCGCGTGCGCGAAGGCAAGCTCCGGCACCTGCCGCAGCCCGCCATCGAACAGCAGGTGAGCGTGGCCGTGACAAGGCGTCTCGGTGAGGTCGAGGTGTGGGACCGCGCGAAAAGCGCCCTGCAGATCAGCGGCCTCATCGCCGAGAGCGAGGCATTGTACGCGCTTGAGACCATGCAGGTCGAAGCAGAAACGCCGAAATATTCGCCGAGCGTGACGCATTTCGCGGTCGTATGACCCAATGAGGAGGTTTCATGGGTTTCTTTTCCAGATGGCTCAAGAAAAGCCCCGTATCCGTGGCCCAGAAGTTCTCCGAATCGCCAGTGAACATTTCACAGGTGGCGCAGATTCCCATCGACTGGTTCGGCGCTGGAGTGTATGAGCGTGAGGCGGCGGTGCGTACCGTCATCGACCATATCGCGCGGAACATCGCCAGCATGCCCTTCAAGGTCTACCGACGTCAATCTGACGGCGATCGCGTGGAGGACGCCACAAGCCCATTGGCGCAATTGATGGCCAGGCCGAGCGTGCTTCCTGGCATGACCCGCTACCGGTTCTTCTACTCTTTGCTGTGCGATGGCCTGCTCAATGACCGGTGGCTTTGCCTGCTCGATGCCGACAAGCAGTCCGGCCGACTATGGCTGCGGCGTATCCCGGTGCAGAATTTCACCCTTTCCGGCAACACTCTCGATGAGATCACCGGCGTGCAGATCAGCACCGGCCAACCGGAGGGCAGCCGGTATTTCAAGCTGCCCGACCCGCAGATTCTGCTGGACGTGGGCTATAGCACGTCCGGTATCGGCGGCTCTCCGGTGTCCGGCACTCTCGCCCCGCTTTTGGCGGAGGCGCGTGAGATGGCCGAATATCGACGTGCCATCGCCAAGAACGGTGGCCAGATTCCGGCCTATATCTCGCGTCCGAAGGAGATGCCGTGGCTTTCGCAGGAGGCTCAGGACGAATTCGTGCAGGGCATGCGGAATTACAAGGCTGGCGGCAATCTCGCCGGTGGCTGGCCGCTGCTCAACGATGGCATGGAAATCAAGACGGTGGACGCCTTCAAGCCGATTGACATGCAGGACATCGACGCGAGGGACAAGATCCGCATCGACGTGGCCAACGCCTTCCATATCGCGCCGGAGAATCTAGGCTTCCGCAGCGGCACGAATTCCAACATCGCTTCCTTCAAGGAGCAGATGTGGAATGTGGAGCTCATGCCGTACATCGTAGCTTTCGAGCAGTCGCTCAACCTGCTGCTGCCTGACGCGCTCGGACAGCCGGACGCCTACATCGAGGCGAACGTTGACGCCAAGCTGCGCGGAACGTTCTCCGAGCAGTATCAGGCGCTTTCCACGGCCACGGGGCGCAGCTTCATGACCACGAACGAGGCGCGGCGCATCCTGAACTATCCGAAGGTCGAGGGCGGTGACGATCTGGTGACGCCATTGAACGTCGCGACAGGCGGCCAGCCCAGCCCGCAGGACGGCGGCAGGACGCAGAACGCGCAACAGAACAATCCAGTGAACGGAGAAGACCAGTGAATCTCAAACAGCTCAGATTCAACGTGAAGTCCTTGGACGATTCGGCTGGCGAAGGCGTTTTCAGCGGCTATGCCAGCACTTTCGGCAACAAGGACCTGCAGGGTGATGTGATCGCCAAGGGCGCTTTCGCGGAGACTTTGGAGAAGGATTACAACGGCGGCGCCGGTATTCCTATCCATTGGAACCATCAGGACGGCAAGCCGACCGACATCATCGGCCGCACACTGACCGCCGTCGAGGATGAGAATGGCCTTCTCATCTCGGCCCAGCTCGACATCGACGATAATCCTACCGCCCAGCAGGCTTACGACCTGCTCAAGGACGGCAGGGTGCATCAGATGAGTATCGGCTTCGTGCCGACGAAGACAGCGTGGATCACCGAAAAGGGCGATGGTCCGTGGGGCGGCCATTCCGAATTCCAGCAGATCAAGCTTTTCGAGATCAGCGTGGTGCCGGTGGCCGCGAACCAGCAGGCCGAGATTCTGGCCGTGAAGTCAGGTCGTGCCATCAGCTCCGCCAACGAGGAGAAGCTGCGTGCCGCGCTGGCCTCGCTGAATGAGGTGCTTGACGGCATCGATTCCGATAATTCCGCTTCCGACGAGGATAAGGCGGATGATTCCAAGACCGGCGAGAGGCCGGACGATAAGAAGCTTGACCCCGATGAGGGCAAGGACGCTGAGGCCGAGAAGGCCGAGCGCCTGAATGTAATCAAATCCGCCCGTGAATTGGTCACTGGCGGCAAGGACAACAAGGAGACCAAATGAGTTTCAATGATCGTCTCGCCAAGACCAAGGCCGCCATCGAAGCGTTGCTGGCCAAGGGCGAGGATAATCTCGACGCTTCCGACATCGAGAAGCTGAAGGGTCTGAACGCCGAGGCGCACGAATTGCAGGACTCCATCGAGACGCTGGACACCGTGCACAAGCGCTTCGAGGGTCTGACCGATAATCTGACGGACACTCAGAAGAGCGGTGTCGCCCATCAGTCTCTTGGCGATTTCGTCGTGAAGAGCATCGGCGAGCAGCTGGTGAAGATGAAGGGCGTGTCCGGCGCTTCCATCGCCACGCCTGAATGGCTGCCGAACCGCAAGGCCAACACCGACACTCAGGTGACCGGTGGTCCGTCCGGCGCGTATGGCTCTCTGCTGACATATGTTGACCCGAATTTCGTGGAAGGCTACCGCCGTCCGACCATCACCAACCTCTTCGGTGTCGGCGCTATTAGTGGACAGGCCATCACCTACTTCGTGGAAGGTGCTCAGGAAGGCGATTTTAAGACCGTCGGCGAAGGCGAGGAATTCGGTCAGATTCATTATGCCAATGCGACCGAGCACACCGACGCATTGTCCACCATCGCTGGCTTCATCAAGGAGTCCGGTGACATGATCACCGACCTCGCCTTCTTGAAGTCCGACATCGATGGCCGTCTGCTTTACAGTCTGAGCATCAAGGAGGAGCAGCAGCTGCTCAACGGCGACGGCACCGGCAAGAACATCAAGGGCCTGCTGCATCGCGACGGCATCCAGACATACACGGCTACCGACGCTGGTAATGATGTCGCTATTCTGCACGCGCAGACCATGATTTCCACCGAGACCGGCATGATGCCTGACGCTCTGGTCATCAATCCGGCAGACCATGAGGCTCTTCGTGAAAAGAAGGACAACAATGGTGCGTACCTTGGCGGTGGCCCGTTCTATGGCATCAATGGCGGTGCGGTGAACATCACACCGTCTCTGTGGGGTATGAACACTGTCGTATCCCCGGCAGTCGCCAAGGGCACCGCCGTTGTGGGTGCTTTCAAGCGTGCCGCGACTTTCTATCGCAAGGGCGGTGTCGCTGTGGAGGCCACCAACTCCAATGACACCGACTTCATTGCCGATCTGGTGACTATTCGTGCTAAGGAGCGCGTGGCATTGGCCGTGCGCATTCCGAAGGCTTTCGTCACCCTGACCCTGAAGTAAGGAGGAATGATGGCTCGACAGTTTCGAGTGATTCCGGTCGCTTCCGCGAAGCTTGACCCGAACGCCGCCGTGGCGGATGTGATCTTCGTGGATGCGAAGGGCAAGCCGACCGACATTGGTGGTTCTGCCGCCGCGCCGTATGTGCTTCCCGCTGCCGCCGAGAACGCTCTCGGCGGTGTGAAGCTGGCTAATGTCGCTTCGGCTGGTAATGCCAATGCCGCTGTGGGTGTAGCCGCTGGCGATGCGCCGACCAAGGCCGAGCATGACGCGCTCGTGGCCGCGTACAACGATTTGGCGAAGCGTGTCAATGCGCTTGTGGCTGGTCTTGTGGCTGCTGGCGTGGTGAAGACGAGCTGAGATTGGAGGTCGGCATGAGTGAAGTGAATGTGATTCCTGACATGATTGCCGACCCTTCGGCTTTCGAGGATGACGCCGAGTTTCGGCTTAAGGCGGCGCAGGCGGCCATCCGCCGTGAATGCGGCTGGCATGTCATGCCGAACACGGAATTGTCCGGCGTCATCAACTCGCGTGGCGGCATGGTGATTCGACTGCCCGCACGTCATGTGACGAGCATCGAATCCCTGACCGACCGTCAGGGCAATCCACTGGCCTACGCCTATGACCCGGAAACCGGTCTCGTGGAGTCGCTTTCCGGTGGCTTCCCGGCCGGCGTTGCGGCCATCCGCTACGCGATCCATGCCGGCTATGATGACGCGCCGGACGTGCAGCAGGTGCTCATCAGTGCCGCGAAGCGGGCGGGCATGAGCCCGATCGGGTTCGTCACCTCGCAGTCCACCAACGGCTCCAGCGCGTCATACGACGCGGTATCACTCATGCAGGAGGAGAAGGACAAGCTCAAGCCCTACAGGCTTGGAGGATTGCCATGAGCCTGCTTGACGACCTGACCGCTGGCGGCGGATGGCGTATGCCGGGCGCCACCAAATGGCGGCGACTGCGCGCCAAACGCAAGGCCAACCCGTACAATCCGGCGCAGAACGAGCCAGACTGGAGCGTGCCTCCGGACGAACTCGCCATCATGGGCGCGCTCTCGTCCAGTTCCAGCACCCGCATGCCGGACACGCTTGACACGCAGACAGCATCCACGGCGTACCTCACCATCCCGGATCCGACAGCCGACGTGAAAATCGGCGACCGGATCCGCGCCGACCCAGACGACGGACGCTTGTGGGAAGTCGACGGATTCCCCTCGAAGGACGCGAACGCGTTCACCGGATGGCGTCCGACCTTGGAATGCCGTCTGACGGAAAGAAAGGGCTGAACAAATGGCGAAAAGCAGGATATCGGTCAACTTCAACCAGAAATTCTTCGACGAGATTCTCAATAGCGCCGGAGTCAAGGCTCTCACCACGCTGGCCGCGAACAGGGCACTCGCCTACGCGAAGGCGTCCGCTCCAGTCGATACCGGCGCATATCGCGACGGCCTTGGAATCGAGGAGGTCAAAAGGGAGCACCGAACGACCGTCATGGTCGTCGGCCACGACCCGAAGACCCTGCTCGTGGAGGCGCAGACCGGCAATCTGGCCAAGGCGTTGAGGAAGGCGAGGGTCTGATGGCAAGCGTCATTCCACCCGACCTTGAGCTGTTCCTCACCGGCTGGCTTCGCTCCAATATCACGGACGTCGCGGGCCTGCAGGTCGGGAACCGCATCCCTGACGGTTACGACGGTTCCTATCCGCTCGTGGTCGTGCGTGACGACGGCGGCACGCAATCCGCCGACCGCGTGACGTTCGACAGGTCGATAGGCGTCAACGTGCTCGGATGGACGCGCAACGATACGAAACCATGCCGTGATCTGGCGGCCCGCGTGTACGGCGTGCTGACCGGAGAGCCCGGCATCCTCATCGGATTCGCCGAAGGCAGCCGCATCTGCGCAGTCGTGCCTGACGGATGCAACGGCCCGTACCCGGTCAGCGAGGACGCGGCATGGTGCCGCTACTACATGACCGCCGAATATTCGACGGCCGGAATCAGACAATTATAGAAAGGAAACGCCATGGCCAAAGACAGTCAGGGCATGGATCTGGGACAGGTGGAGGCGCTCGTCACCGCCGCCATCATGATCGTCCCGTACTCCACCGAAAACAAGATCACGCCGGAGATGATCGCATCCAGCAATGCGACGCCGGAACTTCCGGCCGCCTACAATCGGTCGACCGCATGCATCGGACTCGTCAAGTCCGACGGCGGCAACCAGGATTCGCGCGACGGCGACGACCCGCTTGAGTTTTTGCAGGACGGTTATAAAAAGCTGCCGCTGGCGACCAGCCTTACGCAGACGTTCAGTCCGGCCGAAAACAATGCGCTGACACGCAAAATCACCATCGGCGAGCCGGACGCTCAGGGCGTCTACCACGTGGCCGACATCATCCAGGATGCGAAGTGGATGGTGTACGAGGAGGAGACGTTCGACACCGGCCGCGTGCACCGTCGTGCCGGCGTCATGCAGGTCACCGGCAACGAGCCGGACCAGCAGGAGCGTGGCTCGGTCACCGGTCGCGCGCTCACCGTCGAATGGATGAAGGACCCGCTGTATGTGGATGCGGAGCATCCGAACACCAGGTGGATCGAAAGCTGGTACGACCCAAAAGCGTGACGGCGGTGGCCGTGACCTCGGCTGACGGAAACACGAAGCCGTCGGTCGTCCAAGGCGCGAAGCTCGCGCTCAAGGCCGTCGCCACACATGTGGACAAGACCACCGTGGACGTGACCGGACAGGCCACGTTCAAGTCCAAGGATGCAGGCGTGGCGACCGTCGAGGGAGGCACGCTCACCGCCGTCAAGGCCGGAAGCGCGAGGATCAACGCCACCTATGGCGGCGTGACCTCACCCGATTTGACGGTCACCGTCACCGCACGCGCCGCCTGACCGGCGGACGAAAATCTTCCCGGACCGCCTATCTCGCCTGTCTGCGCGGTCCGGGAATCTTCTTTTTCCACGGCAGGCAGGCGAAAAGCAGATAGGACAAGACAATGACTTCAACTTCCACCGATTTCAAGCCGACCGTCGAGGATTTCGACCAGTGGACGGAGAAAAACGATGAGGAGGCGTTCGCCTCCATCGCGCAGAACTACAAGGTGCGCCACATCATCAAGGGCGATGTTTATTGGGCGCTCGTGCCCGGCGGACGCACGTACAAGCTTCCATTGTCGATGAGCATCGACGATTTCACCCGATTGTCGAACACGTCCGATGACACGGAGAGCGTGGAACAGCTCAAACGCATTCTGAGCGCCTTCGCTGGCGACAAGCAGGCGAAAGCGCTGAACGGCGAACCGGTGCAGGTCGTGTTCAATCTTCTGTCCGACTATGGCGACGCGGTGGTGCGCGCGCAGGGCGCCTCACTGGGAAAATCCAATGGTTCGCCCGCCAGCTCGCCGACCACGGGAGCGTGATCCGAGCCGATTTCACGATGCATGGGTGGAGTCTGCAGGCCGATCTTGGCGGCAGGCTCCGCTACGGCGACGCGATAGCGCTCCTTGAGCAGATTATCGGCGATCCGTCATCCTATACGGGCGCGGAGTTCAACGGCTTGGATTATCCGGTCCGGTGGGGTGAGATACCGGTCGTCTACGCGTTTGGCAGCGACGAGTTTCCGAAGCCTTTCGATTCGCTCGCGGAACGATTGCGGGCGGATAGGGAGAAGGCCGAGCGTGAGCGGCTGCGCGAGCAGACCAAGGGCATGAGCCCGGTTTTCCGGACTCTTTACGAAGACTGAATAACTGAATAGTGGAGGTGCCGCATGGCGTTCGGCAGCGAACTTTGTTCCGCGCACATCAGCGTTTTCCCGTCGATGAAGGGTTTCCGCAGCGCGGTCAACAAGGAGGTCGGCGCGAGCGGCAAGGCCGCGTCGAAGGCTTTCGATTCGAGCATGAACGGCGGCAAAAGCGGTGGACTGTTCGGACGCGCGTTCAAAAACGGGTTCAAACAGTCGGCGAACGATTTCAGTGCTGACGTGCTGAAATCCTATGAGCGTGACGTGGCGAAGTCCACGGCCGCATACCGTCAGGCCATGCTCCAGCAGAAGGCGGCGGCGAATCAGGTGCGTGCCGCCGAGGAGAGCGTCGCCAATGCCATCGCCAAGCATGGTGAGGGCAGCACGCAGGCCGAGGCCGCGACCATCAGGCTCGAACAGGCTCGATTGAAGCTGTCCACCATGACCGACCGGGCGACGCAGGCCGAGAACCGGTTGAAGGATGCGCAGAAGGCGCTCAAGGACGCGCAGGACAATCTCGCTTCCAGCAGTGGTTCGCTTGGATCGGCGTTCAAGAATCTTGGCGCGACCATCGTCCAGCCGGTCTCCGGCGCGTTCGGACGGGTCAAAAACGCAGCAACGTCGGCGTTCTCCGGCATCGCCACGAAAGCCCGCGACGGCATGAGCGCTGCCGGCGCTGCCATGCAATCCACCGCGTCACGTCTTACCGCGCCATTGTCGGCAAAGTTCTCGTCGATGAGCTCGGCCATCGCGGCAAGGATACCAGCACCTTTCAAAAACGTCAGCAATGCCATCGGCGGCTATCTCGGCAACGTCGGCGGCGCGGTCGGCGGCGTGCTGTCGCAGATTCCAGGGGCCGCCGGCAGTGCCGCGTCGGCGATAGGCTCCAAGCTCAAAAGCGGCGCAGACACCGCATGGAATGCGATCAGCTCCATGTCGGGCAAGGCCGTCGGCGCCCTGAAGGGCGTCGCCACGGTCGGACTGGCTGGCGTCGGCACCGCCGTCGCGGCTTTGGCTGGCGTCGGCAAGAGCGCTCTCGACGCATACGCGACATACGAGCAGGCCGTCGGCGGCGTGGACACGCTGTTCAAGGACGCTTCGGGTACCGTGCAGAAATACGCGGCGGAAGCGTACCGGACAGCCGGAGTGAGCGCCAACGAGTACATGACGCAGGTCACGAGCTTTTCCGCCTCGCTGATCAGCTCGCTCGGCGGCGACACTGCGAAGGCCGCGGAACTCGGCAACACCGCCATGGTCGACATGTCGGACAACGCCAACAAGATGGGCACCGACATCGAGTCCATCCAACAGACCTACCAGTCTCTGGCGCGCGGCAACTACGCCATGCTCGACAATCTGAAGCTCGGCTACGGCGGAACGAAATCCGAGATGGAGCGTCTGATCCAGGACGCGAACAAGGTCAAGCAGGCGAACGGGGAGATGGGCGACCTGTCCATCGACAAGTTCTCCGACGTGGTGCAGGCGATCCACATCATGCAGGAGCAGATGGGCATCAGCGGCACCACCGCCAAGGAGGCCGCGACAACCATCGAGGGCTCTGTCGGCATGATGAAGGCCGCATGGCAGAACTGGCTGGCGGAGCTCGGCAAGGACAATGCCGACATCAACGGATTGACCAAGCAGCTGGTAGATTCGGTCGGCACGGTCATCGAGAACGTGGGTCCGCGCATCGCGCAGATCATCACCGGCATCACCGCCGCACTGCCACAACTGTTCTCCTCATTGGGCAGCACGCTGCCGGCACTGGTCATGCAGATCCTTCCGCCAGTGCTCGGAGCGTTGGGACAGCTCGGCACGATGCTGCTGACCAGCGCGACGACATGGATCTCGACGAGCCTGCCCCAGCTGCTCGCCCAGTTCCAATTGTGGGTCACGTCGACCCTGCCGTCGTTTTTGCAAACCGGATTGACGATGGTCACGAACCTCTTGCAGGGCATCGTGCAGGCATTGCCTCAGATCGCGTCCACGGCGGTGACCGTGCTGACGACGCTGCTGGATGGATTGTCGGCCCAGTTGCCGCAGCTCATCCCTATCGGCATCAACGCCGTCCTTAACCTCGTGCAAGGCATCCTCAACAACCTGCCGCAGATCATCGACAGCGGTTTGAAGCTTATCCTCGGACTGGCGCAGGGCCTCATCAACGCCATGCCGGACTTGGTAGGCAAGGCTCCGATCCTTATCGGACAACTGGTCGGTGGCATCATCAATCGTCTCCCGCAGATCCTGCAGGCTGGCGTACAGCTGCTCTTCGCACTGGCCAACGGTTTCATTTCGTCGGTTCCACGGCTTATCGGCGCCATCCCCGGCATGGTCGGCCAGATCATGCGCGGTTTCACATCGGTTAACTGGGGTAGCGTCGGACTGAATATCATCACCGGAATCGCGACCGGCATCGCAGGCGCGGCAGGCAGGCTCGTGACTGCCGCTGTCAACGCGGCCACGAACGCGTTGGATTGGGTGAAACGCAGGCTTGGCATCCATTCTCCGTCACGCGTGTTCCGCGATCAGGTCGGTGAGATGATCGGCGAGGGCATGGCGGTCGGCATTGACGAGAGCGCGTCGAAGGTGAAGAAGGCGGCCGGACGATTGACTGGCATTCTGCCTTCGCAGGACGCCTCGTATTCCGTCGGCGTCGCCAACGCCTCGCGTGGCGTTAACGCTGCAGCTTACGGCAATGGTGGGAGCGTGACGAACATCACGCAGACGTTCAACTATCCGGCGATCGCGCCGACGAGCATTTCCACGCAGCAGAAGTTGCAGACAGCGGCCATGCCGCAATGGTGATTGGGAGGTTTCGCGCATGAAGGTCAGCTATTCTCTCAACGGCCAGCCGCTCGATTCCGAGCGGATGCGCGTGCTTGTCGGCACGACGCACTACACGGCGCTGTCGCCGATCGTTGACACCGTGCAGGTGCCAGGACGGCACGGCTTCATCGTCGGCTCGTCCATTCCGGTGTTGGATGCTCCGGAGCTGACAGTCAAGGTGGCGGCGTGGGGTGCGGATTCCGATTCGCGGATCGCACGCTTCCGCGCCATGTGCCTGTATGCGTCGAAGCTCACGCTCGGCAAAACGGAGACAACGGATGACGGCTATTCGCGCAGCATGGTCACGAGAGCGGTGTGCACGAGCTGCGAGCCGGACGATGATGAGAGGCCGTTCCGTGATCTGCGCGTCATGACCGCCGTTTTCCAACTGCCGGACGTGTTTTGGCGTGGCGTGCAGTGGCAGGAGGTGACGTTGGCCGCGTCGGGTGGCAGGCTGCTGCCGGGCGGGGTCTCGAAGCCGAGCGGTAAGGGGTATTGGACACGCTGGACAGGACTGCCGAACAATTCGCCGTCCATGCTTTTCGACACGCTTCCCGACGGCTGGCTGTCGGACGCGCCCATCACCACGCTGGTATTGCGCTTCGGTGCCGCCACTGGCGTGACCATTTCAGATCCGGTGAGTGGAACGAATCTCATGTGGGGCGGCCAGCGTGACGCCTCACGACCTTATCTCTTTATCGATGTGGCCAATCGCAAGGCGTGGACGGCGGCCAATGCCGACGCATGGTCCGGTGGTACGGACGCATCGAATGGCGTCGACTGGACCACCGAGCCACTGCAGGTGTGGCCCGCAATCGATTCCGGCGATTATCGCCTCGCAATCAAACAGACCGGCAGCGCCGACAAGGTGACATGCCGGTTTTTGCAATCTTGGGAGTGATTCATGGCAAAGTCCCTTCATGCTCGTCTCGTGGCCTATCGTCCTTTCGGCGAGCGAATCGGCGTCCTTGCGGAGCCGGTTAGCTTCAGCGCGTCGATGCTCCACGATGATGACGGCGCCATCTCGATCGAGTATTCGATGCTGTCCGGTGACGCGCAGGCGTTCGACCGTGAGCTGACCGATGGCCTGGAAGTGGCCGTGGAAGTGTCGGACGGTAATGGCTTCAAGGAGCCGGATAATGCGCGATTCGTCATCACGGGCCGCTCCGGCAAGACGGATGACCGTACCAAGACCATCACTTATTCCGGTCAGTCGATTGGCTGGCTGCTGTCCAAGGCCGAAAACAATGATTCGTCGCACCTCATCGCCGATGGCGATAACAAGGGTAAAAGGCCTTTTTATTCTTCTAATCCGGGCACGATTCTCAAGACTTTGCTGGACGAAAATCGTCAGCGTGGCGGCGTGGCCACCGGCCTGACGCTCGGCTTCGACACCGCGAAGGATGCTGGCGGCGCGGCATGGGCGAGGAAATACACCTTGTATTACAGCCTTGGCACTGATTTGCAGACCATCCTGAGTGCTCTTGTCAATGGTGGCGGCTGCGACTGGCGCACGTCCGGTAGGACGCTCAAGCTGTGGAATGCGGACAGCACCGCATTGAGCCGTGACCTGAGCAAGAGTATTGTGCTGCAGCTTGCGCGTGACATCAGCGAGGCACCCTTCGAGGAGTCCATCGCTGACCTCGCGTCCACCGTCCTCGTCGAGGGTGACAATAACCTCCTCTTCCGCATGGATAATCCGGCCGCGCCGACGCCGTGGGGCAAGTGGGAATCCTATTCGTCGCAGGGCGGCGTGTCCGACAAGGACACTGCCCAGGCATTCATGCAGTCCACGCTTGATGATGCGGCTCGTGTGCGTGGTCAGTACACGCGCGACTTGGTGACCGCGAATGTGGATAATCTGCCGCTCATCGACTATCGCGCCGGTGACTGGATCACCGCCCCTACCGTGGCTCACGGCGAGAAGGTGCGCGTGCAGGAAATCGACCTGAGCATGCGCCAGAATGAGGGATTAAGCGCTTCAATCGCCCTGAACGACATCAAATATGACGCTTCCGTGCGTCAGGCGAAGAAAATCAAGGGCATCACCGGTGGCGCGGCATTGGCTGGCAGTGAGAGCGGAACCACCGTCTCCACTGACCATGACCATCGCGTGCCGAAGGCGCCGCAGGGTCTCATCGTGCAGACCGACGCCTATATTGGCAGTGACGGTTTCGCGCATGGTCTGGCCACGGCTTCGTGGTCTGCAGTGACCGAGGCCACGAACGATACCGCCATTGAGATTAGCGATTATGCCGTCGAATGGCGCAAGCATGTGGACGGTGCGCCGTGGCATTCCGCCGGAACGACTGATAAGACGCAGCTCGGTTTCGGCGGCTTGGATTGCGGCACGCAGATCGAGGTGCGCGTCAGGGCAGTGCCGACGTATTCGGACAAGCTGGGCGAATGGTCGAGCATCTTCGTGGCCACCGTGGAGCCGGATACGACGCCCTGCTCCGTCCCATCGAAGCCGATTGTCTCCTCCGAGCTGGGCGTGGTCACCGTCCATTGGGATGGCAAGACCTCCACTGGCGCGTCGATGGAATCGGACTTCGACCATATCGAGGTGGGCGAGGGCGTCAATGCGGCTGGAATGCAGGTCATCAGCGCCACCCAGTCGGGGCAGGGCGCTTATGTCATCACCGGTTTGACGGGCGGCTCACAGCATAGCTATGCCTTGCGCTCCGTCGATCATGCGGGCAATCGCTCCGACTGGTCCGCCATCGCTTCGGTGACCGTGGCGTCCGCCGTCTCGCCTGAAGAGGTCAAACAGATCCAAAAAGACCTGGCTGACAATCAGACGGCGTTGAAGGATAATACGGCGAAGCTGACGCAGGCGCAGAAGGACATCCAAGCCAACAAGTCTAATCTTGACGCGGCGTCCAAGTCGCTCGCTCAGGCGCAGACCGACCTGACGCAGGCCCGGAAGGATATCGCGCAGACCAAGAGCGACCTGACCACCGCGAATGGGGAAATCTCGAAGGCTAAGGAGTCGGCGGCTCAGGCGTATGCCGAAGCCCACTCGAAGAACCACACTTTCCGTGGGCCGGACGAGCCGAAAGACAATCTGATTGTCGGTGACTTGTGGCTCAAGACCCAAAAGTATTGGACCCGCTGGCAGGGGGAGAAGAACAACTCTCCGTCCTTGCTGGCCGACTTCTACACCTACTGGACGGGTGCCCCGAACGCTTCACCGAGCGTCCTTGTGCCATTGTCTGATCGCGTGATTGACACGCTGGTGTGGGATGGTGCCGCGTGGAACCATCTCGGCTATGCCGACGTGGAGCGCAATGCCGACGAAATCGCTCAGGCGAAGTCGGATATCGCGGATAATGCGGCGAAGACCACCGACGCGAAGAAGGCTGCTGAGAATGCCGCTGCCGCCGCGAAGACGGCTCAAGGCACCGCCGACACGGCGAATGGCGCGGCCAAGACGGCTCAGGATACCGCCAATGCGGCTCAGACTGCTGCGAAGAGTGCTACCGCGACTGCCGGTCAGGCAAAGGATGCAGCATCGGCTGCCCAGACCGCTGCCGAGAGCGCGAAGAAGACCGCAGGCAATGCGGAGACGCTGGCTAACACCGCCAATGAGTCCGCCAAGTCCGCCAAGTCCGACGCTTCCACCGCCAAGACGGATGCGGCCAATGCCAAGACCACCGCTGCCAATGCGTCCAGCGTGGCGACTCAGGCCAAGGCCACCGCTGATAGTGCGGCTCAGTCCGCCACCGATGCGGCCAATGCAGCGCAGAAGGCCAATACCGCTGCCGCTGACGCAGCTGGCGTGGCGAACGGCAAGGCCGACGTGCTTATCCAGGGCACGGCGCCGGCCACGTCGATGCGCAAGGCTTCGACCTTGTGGATTGACACCACGAATGGCGCGAACACGCCGAAAAGGTGGAATGGGTCGGCTTGGGTTGCTGTGACCGATAAGGCCGCCACTGATGCGGCCAATGCGGCTGTCAAGGCCAATACGGCTGCGAAGACCGCTCAGGATACCGCCGACAAGGCTGCAACTGCCGCAGCTAACGCAGCGTCTCAGGCCAATCAAGCCAATGCGGCCGCCAAGAAGGCGCAGACCACTGCTGATGGCAAGAATCTGATTTACCGTGGCCCAGACGAGCCGAATCATGATGGCTTGAAGCCGGGGGACATGTGGTGGAGGACGCAGAAATATTGGACGCGCTGGAAGGGGGAGAAGAATAATTCTCCGTCCTTGCTGGCCGACTTTTACACCTATTGGCAGGGTGCGCCGAACGCTTCTCCGAGCGTCTTGGTGCCCTTGTCCGATCGTGTGGTGGAAGTCCTGACGTGGGACGGTACGAGATTCGAGCCATTCGACCTCGTGGCGAACAACATCCTCGCATCGGGGAGCGTGGCTGCGAAGCATCTCGCCGCCGATAGCGTGACCGCCGAAAAGGTCAAGGCCAATGCCATCACGGTGGACAAGCTGGCTGCCAATAGCGTGACCACTGAAAAGCTGGTGGCCGACGCGGTGACCGCCACGAAACTCGCCGCCAACTCGGTGCAGGCGCGGAATATCGTCGCACTTGCCATCACATCAGACAAGCTGGCCGCAAATTCGGTGACCACAGGCAAGCTCAAGGTCACGGAGGACATGACCGTGGCGCTGCTCAACGTCCACAAGATTCAGGCCGGAGAGATTGCGGCTAATGCCGTGACCACTGCTGCCTTGGCTGCTGGCGCGGTAAACGCCGACAAGCTGGCTGCTAATTCGGTCAATGCGTCCAAGATTGTGACTGGTGCCATCACCGCCGACAAGCTGGCGGCAAACAGTGTGACGGCCGTCAAGATCGCGGCTGGCACCATCACGTCCGACAAGGTGGCGGCGGGCCAATTCAAAGGCTATGTCTTCACCGGCGCGATATTCCAGAGCTCCGAGGCCGAGAACACCGGCATGAAGCTCAACGGCACCGCATTGCAAATGTGGGACAGCAACCACAACCGCACCGTCTACCTGGACGGCGAAGGCAAGTCGAATCTGCTGACTGGCACGTTCCAAACCCGCACGAGCGGGCACAGGGTGCGCATCAGCCCGGATTATCAGACCTACATCATCGGCGGATCTGAGACTTTCACCGGTGATGGCATCGAATTCCCCGCTTACAACGGGTCCACCGCCTACTTTTCGCATCCGGCCATCGCTTCTGTCATCCAGTCGAATCAGGTCGGCGCGATGGGCGAACTGGACTTGTGGAGCGGACACGTGAGCAAGAACGACCCCGCCGCGTTCATGTCTCTCAGATCGAAGCCGCGCAAGAAAGGCGGTACCGGCAGCGGCGGCGTCACATCCAGAGTGCATGCCGTGGCGAACACGGATTACGACGAGCCGGACGAGAGCAAGAAAAGCAGCGCTTTCCTCACTCTGGCCGGCGATAGCGCGAACGGTTCGGAGTGCTGGCTCGAAGCGCAAGACGCGAACGGCGAGGTCGGAGTCGGCGCGAACATCGGCACCGGATACGTGTATCTCGGCGGCTATCTTGGCGGCATCACGAACCGCTTCACATTCCAAGCCCAGGCTGCGTGGAAGGCGTGGTATCCGAATCCCGGCTCGAAGATTGCGACCGGCGCTTCCATGCAAGTCGATTGCACGTTCAGCCCGACGAAATACGGCCACTATTACGTCGTCGCGAACGCGGATTCACAATGGGCGGGCATCATCGCGCATCCATGCAACACGGGCGGCCAGAGCGGCTTCCAACTGAAGCTTTACAACGCCGACCAGCCTTGCCCGGTGGATGTTTACGCGGAATTCCTGGCTTATTTGGTCAAATGATTGGAGGAAATGTTGTCAGCGACTTTCGAAATGGATGATAACAGTGGGCTTTGCATTATCCGCTGTAATCCGCCCATAAACGGGTCGGACAGCTTCGTCTTCGCACCTGACGTGCTCGCATCGTGGAAGGCTTTGCTTGGGCTTGCTTCGACTCGTGAGGCGATCGCCGCGATCATGCAGGGCAAGGAGGACACGAGCCGGTACGACCGCGCCACCGGCAGGGGCGTGTGGACGGGGGCTTACGAGGCCTTGGAAAGCGCGCTGAATGATTCCGCCACCGGCGTGAGCATGCTTGCGGCTGATGGGGAAGTGTTGAATGACCCGCTGACCGCCGCGCGCAATAAGGCGCGTGAGGGCATGAACCTGCCGGTCATGTCGAATGAGACGGACGCGAATCTCATTGCCACACTGGCGGCTGATGACTCCGATGAGGAGCCGTCGAGTGGCATTGACACAAGCATGACCAAAAACATTGAGGGTCTTGACGATTTCCTCAATGACGAGTCCAGTCAATCAAATCTGGACGAGTGCGAGGAGAGATTCTATGAGTCCCTTATGCCACGACCTCAAAACAACCAACAATAAGGAGATTGATTATGGCCGATGTGACCACTGAGACCACTACCGATACCGTGCATGCCGTGACGCCCTCTGAGCCGTCTGGCGTGCTTGATTTGCGTCCGCCGAAGGAGTCGGTGCGAGCGGAATTGTGCCGATTGGGATTGGAGTTTTCCAGCGCTGACGGCACTACCGAATCGTGGCGCGACTACCAGCGTGGCGTGCTCGCGACGTTCGACGATGCCGCCACGTCCGTCACTTTGACGGACGTGAAGACGAATCTCGGACGCACCCTCACCTTGGAAGAGCTTAAGGCCGTGACTCGTATCGACACGATGACCGCCGCCGACTAATCCAGCATTCCAATTTTTTCAACCCCTGCAATCCACACGGATTGCGGGGGTTTCGTATTTAAGGAGACATTTTGACTCAGATTCCAGCCGACGCGAACGAAGTCATCGACTCTCTTTCCGCGCAAATCGGCACTCGCACCAAGCAAATCGCAATCCTGACCAGCCAGCTCAACGCGGCCATGAAACTGATTCCCGCCGACGTGCTCGAAAGCGTGAAGGGAGACACTGATGCAGAGGATTAACTGGTTCACCAATCCGAATCTCACCGGCCCGCTGACCGGCATCAACAAGTGGGGCGACGTCACAGCGAGTGTCAACAAAACCAACCACCAGCTGGTAGTGTCAGGGAGCAACGGCGGCTACGGCTTCAACGTGGACGTGCCGGCGAACACGCCGCTCGTCGTCTCCATGTTCGTGTACACCGACATCACGAAACAATCGACCCCGGTAGCCATCATGGACGTGGACGATGCGGGCAAGGTGACGGTCCTGGCCGGCGTCAAGCCGAAATCCAACGCGAGCACCATGGTCACGCGCGTCACCAGCAAAACCGGCAAAATCAGGTTCGAGGCCTACCCGGTATCGGGCATGACCGTGAATTTTGGTGACTTGCTTGTCGAACGCGCCGACACTTACGATAAAGCCGTGGTGGGGGGGCTTCCGGGCTTCTTCTCGGGGGACACGATGCCACGCGATTAAGGCGATTCGTCGGGCGGGTGATGCCCGATGATAGTCACGAACCTGATAAGCAGTCCACGCGCCCACGTCACGCTGAAGCCGGGCGAGTACACGTCGATTTCGACCATCGAGAAGACTCCGGGTACCACATACTGGGTCACGGTCTGGCTGGACGTGTCGGGCGGCTCCATCACGATAGACGGCTGTTCGGGCACCTTCAGCAAGAGCCAACGCATCGGATGGTCCTTCACGTCCCCGATCGCGAATCCGATGAGCCTGAGATACAGGGTCGTGTCCGGCAGTCCGACCGTCAAGGTGTGGGACATGGTCATGTGCGAGCTGGGCGAATACCAGGCGAACAAGGCCTTGCTCGACGGCCTCAACTTTTTCGACGGGGATACGATGCCGCGCGCCTAATCCTTATGGGGGTGGTGGCATGAGTCTCATCGTTAATCACTGCGTCATGCCGAAAGACGGTGTGAGCGTCAAGACGACGAACACGACACCATCGGACATCACCTTCACGGGGTTGACGGCGGGCGTGAAATACCATGCGAGCGTCGTCTGTTACATGCTGTCCACGAGTAGCGACAATCCGCGCTTGCGTCTCACCACCAATGGCAGCGATAGTGGGCCGGTCAGTTCGAATGGTCGCGTGGATTACGTCTTCACCGCCGCCAGCACCACTCACGGCATTCTCGTCGGGCTGAACAATTGCACGGTCAATCTGAGCAAGGGCTTGTGCGTGCCTCAAGACCAGTGGCAGCAGCTTGTCTCGTTGGGATTGCCGGGCAATTATTTCGATGGCGACACCATGCCAAAAGATTAAACGATTTCAAGGAGATGTGATGTGTTTCAAACGTTTTTAGCGGGTTTTGGTGGTGTGGGTGGCGCGTGCGCCGTCATCACGCTCGGCCTGAAAGTCTGGCCGGGAGCGCTCGAATCATTGGCTACTGGGCTTTACGCGCACGTCAATCCCGAGCGCTTGCCGTATAACAGCGTGCTTTCCCAGCATTTCGCTAAGACGAGGCAGCTCGGCGAACGTTCCGAACGGTTTGACGGGCGGCTGGACGAATTGTGCAGGGACACGATAAAAAACACGCTGATTTCACTGATTTACGGTGACCAAAGCCACGACCACAGCGAGGCCGTCAGATACGAGCTGTCGAAGCTTGAGAAATTGGACGCGCAATGCTGGATAATCTCAGCCGCCGAAAAATACTTGGAGGAACGGCAATGACACACCTCGCCATCGCCGGAGGAGCCTACCTGCTTCTCCTCGCACTCATCATCATTTTCAACCACGGCGCTCACATGCGCTGAAACCGATTTTCAGAGCCATCACTTCAGTGGTGGCCTTTTCGTTTGCCTCGAAAGAGGCGGAAAGGAGGCGGTCGTGATCGATGTGACCATGACGCCGGAAATGACACCGCAGGGCGATTCGATGCCGCCCGAAACCATTCAGGTCGTGTCCGAGGAGGACGCGGCCAAGGCCGTCGAAGGATTGGAGGACTGACATGGCAAGCGTAAACGCTTTGATTAACCGCATGCGTTACTGGTGCGCCGTGGCCAATATGGGCTACTCGCAGGCTGACCGTTGGAATTTCAACGCGTCTGCTGGCAACTGCGACTGCTCCAGCCTGGTAATCCACTGCCTGCGCGAGGCGGGCTTCGACACCGGTTCGGCCACCTACACCGGCAACTTGTCCGGTGAGCTGACCAAGCGCGGTTGGACGCGACTCCCCGCGAATGGTAATCCGCAGCCGGGCGACATCCTGCTTAACGACGTGCACCACGTGGCCGTCTACCTTGGCGGCGGCAAGCTCGCACAGGCAAGCATCTCGGAGCGCGGCACCGCGTATGGCAGGGCTGGCGATCAGACTGGCCGCGAAACCAATATCCGCGCCTACTACGACTATCCGTGGAACTGCTACCTCCGCTACGGCGGCGGCAACACCGGCTCCGCATCCACCAGCGCTCTCGCGGTTGACGGCAATGTCGGCCCAGCCACCGTGCGCCGTTGGCAGCAGGTGATGGGCACTGCGGTGGATGGCATCATCAGCGGCCAGCAGGTGCCTGACGGCAGGACCTACGCGCGTCCGTCCATCGATTCGAGCGTGGTCCGCTACGGCAATGGCGGCAGTGATCTGATCCGCGCCGTGCAGCGCCGCCTTGGCTGTGGCACTGATGGTCTGCTTGGCCCGGCCACCATTCGCG